CTGCTCTGAGAAGTATGGTTCAAAGATTACCGATATACGTTATTATGAAACAACTCAGGTCAAAGATTCTAATAATCGTCTTATTCTCGGCGCTGGAAGTATCGTTGATGCTAACTTTACTATTCCTGATCCAGATGATAAGACAGCAACTCTAAATCCAGTTGCAGGTGTTACAAATATTGATTATGAAACTAGAAAGAATGATGAGAAGAGAGGCATCTTTATTCTGAGAAGAGAGTATCTATCACAGTTCTTGGAGGACACTAAGACTGAGATGTTCTATAGAAGATCTAGTCAGTATGTTACAAGTGATCTCAAGAGAGGCGATAACATCAGAACAAAGTCACCCTAATCTAAATAACTGGGTACATTCTTAGTTAAAATTATGGCCGCCAAAGGATCAGCAGCGAAGTCTGCAAGTGGTGCAGCTATGTCCAGGTATGATGTGGAAGTAGAGGCACGATTAAAAGCATTAGAAGGAGCACAACATAGTCACAGTGGTGGCGATAGTGCTGATCTCTTACAAAGAATCGAGGCTCTTGAGACTGCCTTAGGACATCTCAAGAAAACCTCGATTTGGAATAGTAAGTGGGATTAAGTTATAATTTTCCTAGTTACAGATGGGGTGGTAGTAAGACTATCACCCCATTTTTTTACCACTAGGCGGTCTATTCTGCCAACTTCTGGAAGTAAGAGAGAGTCTCGTCTTCTTCCTCAGTTGCAGAGGAAGAGAGGTTAGCAAGTTCGGAACGGAGATCGTCATCTAGTTCAGCGACTTTGCCACGACCTTCACTTTCATCTTCCAGATCCTCTTCCACACGAGCGGGACGAGGAGGATTCGTCTTACCAAGAACTAGTTCAAGGCGAGCCTTCAGTTCATCATAAGACTTGAATTGATCTGGTGCAAGGAACTCTTGGAGAGAGTATTCTTTGTTCCAGATTGCTTCCATCTCCTCATCTTCGTCAAGAAGAGGACCCTGAATAGCGAATTCACTGGAGTCATAATTCCAATAACCAGCAACGCGCTTGATCTTCAGTTTGAAGTTAGCACCTTGCCAGAAATCAAAGGGGTTGATGGGAGTTTCGTCTTCAAATTCAGGTTGCATTGCAGCCATGATCTTGTCAAAGATCTTCTTACCGTACTTGTACAGGAAGACCTTACCCTCATTCTGAGGATTAGCGGGGTCTTTGACAACATAGATGTTGCTAATGTAAGACAGTTTACGCTTTTGCTTGCGTGCCTGTTCTTTACCAGCGTCAGTACCGTTATTCCAGAGTTGCGAGTTGAACTCCGAAACAGGATCATCCTTACCGAGAGTAGTCAAGGAGTTTTCAATATACCACTGACCACCAGGGCCGGTAAAAGCATGAGAGTATACCTTGGCGAAAGGCATGTCCTCACCATCAGGGGGAGGAAGGAAGCGGATAACGGCATAACCATTACCTGCTTTGTCTACTTCAGGTTTCCACAAGCGTTCGTCGCTAGAACCAGCAGACTTGTTCATCTTCTCGACTTGGTTGACCAGTTTAGAGGTCAGAGAGCCGAGTTTGGATTGTTTCTTTAGATTAGCAAATGACATTGGATGATTGGATAGTGTTGGATGAAGACGACTTTATCATACCAGAGGGATGAAAGGTTGTCAAGCCTAGTTGACGATATTTAGGGACTGTTCTGGCATGTCTTGTACCATGTGTCCAGTGGTTCCCTCCATAGGCATCATAGCATAGAAACCATGAATAACAGTCTTAGATTGCTCTTTGTTTAGAACATCTTTATAAGAGTGTACCAGACTATTGGTGAAGAGATAAAGTGTTCCCTTCTTACACTCAGCAGTGTAATCAAGATATGGGAATACCATACCAGCACCAGGAGAATCAGTGAGACAGAGGAACCATGTCATGATTCTAGGCATGGTATTCTGATTCATATTGTCATAGTGAAGCATCTTATATCCTTCACCTGGTTTGTAGTGCTGAAAACCTACAACTGGTTCCATTCTCCAGTGCTGTGACACTTCGAGAATTGGATATTGCTTGACGTATGCAGCTACTCCATTGAATAAAGCATCATTGATTTGAGAAATGACAAACTCTTGATCTTTCTCTTTAGATTCTGGACTGACCCAGAGTTCAGTTCCTTTCTTTGCTTTGCCGTCGTTTGTAAAAAATGATTGTGCAGGTTCCTGCAGTTTCTTATTCTTTTTATAGAATGCAAGCAAGTTGTTGCATTCAGCATCAGTCGCAGCGTTCTCTTTTACGAGAAGACCAGGGACTGGAAATTCATACTGGTTCATTACTATATGGTGGGCTATCAAGGATGTTTTGGATTGATCGAATCATGCCATCAAACATTTGCATGACAGAAACTTGATCAGAGAATCCCATCATTAAAGCAGATTGTTCAATTTTCTCTTTCATTGCCTTAGCATCTTCATCTTCGCTAAGACAAATTCTTGTGTAGAGAACTCTTTGCTTTTCCACGAGTGCAACAAGGTTAACGAGATGCTCTTTTTGCTCATCGTGTGGCAATGCTGGAAAGGCAAACAGATCTCCATGGATTTCAGATTGAAGTCTTTCAATCTCTTCCAACTCTCCTCTTACTATATCAGACTCAAAAAACTCAGACATTTTCTCTAACAGGTTTTGAAATATTTAGAGTGGTAACTTTGCTCTTGTAGTCTTCTTCATGAAGTTCAACTCCATAGCATCTCGTTTGAGTTTTTCCTTCAGTGGTTTCGACACCAACTTAGGGATAGTATCAATCTCGACACCGTTGACTTCACAGTAGAGAACAATAGCATCAATGTAGTTGATGTTATCATCCTTCACAATCTTCTCGATCGCTACAGCAAACTTTTCTGGGGTGAGAAATTTCTTGGCGATCTCCGCCTGTAATTCATTGTCCATGATTGGCGGCGAGATGATTTTCAGCAAAGTTTCGGATGTATCTAGTAAGCATTCTAATGTATTTTGTCTTGTCATATTCCTCATAAATTTCACAGGTTCCGTCTTCACATGCCATGATGATGACAAACTTTTTGACGGAAATATTAGTCATTTCATAGAACATGCAGGCATAAGCCGCACATTGTACGAAGTAGTGGTCAATCCACTCTCGTTTCTTTGGTTTAGCAGATGTTTTGAAGTCGATGATTGCAAGTTCTCCATCAAACTCAGCAATACAATCAACGGTGCCTGCCACACCTAAAAACTCGCTGTAGAGACCAGACTCTAGACAGTATACATTGTTGATGCGTTCTAGATCTTTCTTTGCAATATTGAACAGCAAGTGTGACAGTGGTTGCACTGTCGGTTGCTTTTCATTATTAAGAAATGCCTCAGTGAGAGTGTGCATATCGGTGCCACGACTAGTTGCCTTGGCAGTCTTCCGATTTGCTGCTTCTTCTCCAACTCGCTCTCGCCAAGCTTTGAACTTGTGAGCGTTGAAGAAAGAAATAACGGTGGTGATGGAGATCAGAAGTTGTTCTACACCACCAACTTTATAAAAACGCTTTCCCTCGATAGTTGTTCGCTCTAATGAAGGAAGATCAATTTGGATATGGTTAAACATCAAAAGCCCATTGCTAGTTTATGTACGAGATACTCTTTAACGAGACCAGAACGTACAATGTCGTCAACTCCAAATTCGATCAGATCAAAAGATTCCATTTGCTGAATAATGCGAACGAAATCTAGAATACCATTTCTCTCATTGGACTTGGTGAGGTCAGATTGTGATGCGTCTCCGCAGAACATAATCTTAGCGTTTTCACCAACTCTCGTAATTATACTATCAAGTTCGTGAAAATTCAAGTTCTGACACTCATCAACGATAACAATAGCGTCATCAATGGTTGTACCACGAATAAAGGATGTAGACCAGAAAGAAATAGTTTCCTGTTGCTTCAGATTACCATAAAGCATCTCAAAGTCTGAGTCTGAGGGGAGCTCGAACATGTATTTGACCATGTTCTTATAAGGAATCTGATACAGCGAAGACTTATCTTCGTGATCTCCAGGTAGGAATCCGATCTCTCTGGTAGATACCAAAGAACGGACGATATAAATTTTGCGATAGGGCGTATCTTCACTCAGAACTTCTTTCAATGCGTTGTAAAGAACAACGAATGTTTTACCAGTTCCAGCAGCCCCGTAAGCAAATAAATTTTTGCCTTCCAAATAAGAATCAAAAAGTTTGATTTGATTCTCTGTAAGGGGATTAATGTCTGTTAGTAAATCCGCGTTGAGCGGTTTCTTTCTCTTCAGTTGTTTCGCGGTAAGACCTGCGCCAACATTATTGTTGACGGATGACTTTCTTCTTGGCATAAAGGGAGATTAGATTTTCTTTACTCGGGATCCAGGTGCTTGGGCTGCACGTCCTAAAACGTCATTCCAACCAGGGTTTTTAGCGATCAGTTTATCACGCCATTCACCTACATCTTGGGCTGAGGGACATGTAGAAGGATCTGAATAGTCTCGCATCCAATCTGGATTGTCCTCTTTCCATTGATCCCAGTCATGAACACTCATCACGACTTCTTTCTGCTCTCCAGTTTTTTGATTGACTACAGGGTAAGTTGCCATAATATGTTTCGATGTGTTTTATTTAGACCCACTCTAGTGCCTCTGCACAAGTGGGGAACTGCTCAATGAATACCTTTTTACAGTTTTCTGCAATGACCATATGTTCCTTCTGTGTGCCATGAGCAGAGCGAAGATCAATATAGTGCATCCATGAACGGACGGATCCACTCATGTAGATTTTGGTGGGTGTGCTGAGTGGAAGTACCATTCTAGCACATTCCTTTGCCACACCGATGTCCAACATGTACTTATAGAGATCTAGCGCATCCGCAAAATGCTGGCGGATCTCTTTATGCAGTCGATGTACCTGTTCTTCATCCAGGTCGTCAATTGAGTTTTGACGATTCTTGGTGTCCTGCCTACGGAGTTCTGGTAGGGGGATCTCCTCTGAGAGTAAGGAGGAATCAGCATAACGTTGGGAAAACTCTTGATATGTGAACGAACGGTGACGTAAAATTTGAGCGGCTATGGCACGAGTCGTATGGATCTCGACAGTCATAAAAGCCTGTTCAAACACAGACCAATGATTATGCTTGATACAATAACGCAGAAGACCAGCATAGTTTGGGTTTTCCTGATTACTAGGATTGCTTACCCTGGCGACATACGCCATCATCTGTTCCGCTTCCGGCGTCACACTGACAAGACTCACACTTCCTAATGGATTTTTCATTCTGTTTGATTTTCTTCTTGATCATTTTAGCATACATCACATCCTCTTGGGTATACCATTCAGGGTGCTTCTTGTATCGCTTGATTATTTTCTTGGCTGCTTTTTTATCTTCCATACTAGGGTTTTTGAATTATTTAGTATGAAAAAAGGAGGGGTGTTACCCCCTCCTATTATACACCGGATCTACCGATAGTAAACGTTCAAAGTATTCAGTCAAATGTATGTTGTAACAAGACCAATAAGTGCATCCTCTATATTTTAGTTGATAGCAACTTGGAGGTCTGTTATCTTTATCCATGTCATCATGATGATAGACATAGGATATCATTTGCTATAGGTTCTCCCACGATAGCAGAATGATCCATGAGTTTCCTTGGGTTCATGACCGCAGGTCTCATAAACTACTCCACGATATGCAGTGTGAGAAATTTGAGCGTCATGCAGAGCAGATGCTTTGTTGATCTGCTTTTTGATCAGAGTAAGGGTGTTCATTGTGTTGTCTCCTAAAAGAATGGGTGGTTTAATCCCCGTTCCTTCAGTCGTTTTCGTCCCAAAAACATTCGGGTACTGCTTCTTTTACAGTTTCTACTAATTCGATCTTAACTAAAGCGTTGAGATCGTCATGTTTGGAAATCCGAAGCATAAGTGCATCGGCTTCCTGACATGAAATAGAAATGTATAGCAGTGACTCAAACATGGGATGAACGCTCCGTTCCGCGACTTACTTGCGTCCTATACAAGCACCTCGGTGCATTGACCTTCAACTTTAGACTCGAAATACGCTATCAGATTCAATCTAGACCGAAGATCTAAATTTTTATCTGACATGATCTCAATTCTTTGATTTAAGAACCTTTCACAAGACATATGCCACCCATAAGGTGACGGATCATGATTGGCTAAGGTCATTGCCAACAGAAGTGTTAGCATGGGATGAACGTACAAGGGTATTATATACCCTTTACATTATATAGTCAAGTATTTTTGTAACTTGTGATACAATTTTACTTTTTCTTTGACTTGTTACCCCAGTTAGCAGCGCCAACCTTGCGACATTTGACCAAAGCACCAGACGCATAAGCGCTAGGCCATACAGAGTAACGAGATTTTACCTTTTTATAGCAGGCATCCTTCTCTCCTGCTGCTTCACCCATGGGTTTCACATAGTTCTTATCGGGACCAGGTTTGCCACCATCGCCACCTTGGAACTTTCTCTTTACAACTTTATCTGTAGGAGTCCCACATGCGGCTTCACAGAATTGCCTAAATGTCTTCATTTCTTTTTACCGTGGGTAGATACGTTGATTGCCTTACCTTTTCTATTTGGGTTAGGATCTTCTCTTCTCTTTCTTGCTGCAGCGGCATCCTCTTCCTTGTCACTCATGGATGCTGCCATTTTTGATGAACCGCACTTTGGTTTGGTTTTTTGTCCTGGTTGTTTTGCGCAGGGTTTTCCTGCGTACTTACCGCCAAGTTGAACCCAACCAGGCTTGCCATCAGAAGACCTACTCTTGCCAAACCAGTCACGCAAAGAAGAATCACCACTTTGGTTCGCCTCGACGACTTCACCTTCTTGTTCATAACTTGCTTTTACGCAACGATTATATGTTTTACCAAAAAGTTTCTGGGTTCCGGCTTTCTTATAACCTTTCCAGCACTTCTTTGCTTCACTTACAGCGCCACCATTGCCGCCATTTCCATTGCCATTACCATTACCGTTTCCATTACCATTCTTCTTTTCGCCATCTTCGTGATCCTCATCTTTCATGAGTCTACCACTACCCATCACATGGTATCCCTTAGGGATAGGCTTGCACTTCTTATCAGTGTAACAGTAATATTGTCCTTTAGGACAGGTCTTATGACCTTCCATGAACTGCTTGAAACTTTTCATAGCAAGGTTATCTTACGAAGTTATTTATCCTCTTCAGATGCTCCATCATAGTCACCAAAAGCAAGGTGATCGTAAGTTCTTACCTTCTTCTCTTGATGTGCTTCATCATACATTGCGTTCAAGATAGTATCATACTCCTGATACCATCTACTACCAACAATTTGATTTACTTGCTGTTTGCGAACGGAATCAAAGATGAGTTTCCATTGTTCTCTGCTGAATTTCATAGAAAAATCGGTTTTAACTTAGGGGCTCCTTGTAAATGTCCATAATAACCCATGTTATACCAAACACAATCGATATAACGCAAGTCAGTACGCTTTGCATCCACTGTGAATTTGTCACAGTATTGAATAATCTGCTCTGGGACTTCAATCTGTGCAGGAGGATATGTGAGAGAAGTGGGATCGTCTATAAACATCACTCGTTACGGAAACCATCCCAAAAGTCATTCCAATCTGCTCGGGTAACTTCTGGATGACTGGAATTAGGAAGAACTGCAATCTTGTCACCTTTCAGACGGCGCAAAACATCTGCAGCGTGATCACCCAACATGCGATGATAGGCCATCTCTTCCTCAAGAGTCTCGACAATAAGATCAGCAATCTCAGTTGCAGATGCCTCAGATGACAGAGCATCTTGCACCCAAACTTTCAACTGCTCAAGCGAATAATTCTTGTAGTTGTCCTTAGACAGCTCTGGTGCGTTCTCAATCGTCATTTTCTACACTGTCTTTGATTGCTGCTTCCATAATACACTGGATCTGCTCCGAAGTCAACCCATTTAGCCAACTCCACTGAGGATCTTCACGATCCCATTCGATTTGAAACGATCCGTCTTCTTTTTGCTTTACGTCCATTACTTAAACAATACATTGAAGGAAAAACTAATCCTAGTGTGGTCTGTCTCATTTGTTCTAACTCCATGAGACAACCATCCAGGAAATAGTAGTATTTTACCAGGAATTGGTTTATGTGTCCATGACATAGATGGCAAATTTTGGAAAATTTTAGAAACTTTCAAAAATGGATTTGCAGAGGTGAAAAATATATCACCATCATCTCCATTTGTCTGAAAATAGACAACACCAGCAATGTCATAATGACCATGTTCATGGATATGAGCATATTGACCTTTTTGATACATGGCCAACCAAGATTTGATCTCATACTCACCACCATCATAATTGAGGTGTTTGCAATATTCGCGAATATGCCGATCTATCTCTTTTCTGAGTTTATATAGATTATGCTTAAATAACAGATCTTCTCTAAATGTCGGATCTGTCAGATAATGGTTTCCTGAGGTAAAT